TCGCGCAAGCCTACCGCGACTGCGGACGCAAACACTGCGCCGTCATCCACCGCAAAGACCACTGCCGCATGCTGGTCACGCTGACCATGGAGGACTTCTGCGAACTCCTGCGTCACTCCGACTTTCCCATCCAACCAAAAACACAACCAACCAACGCATAAATATGCCAAACAAAACCCTAACCACACCCGTGGGCACAGCCCGCTACCCTCACCTCAACCGTCCCGACACCAAGTTCGACGACGTGGGAGTGTTCAAAGTCAACCTCGAGCTAACCGCCGAGGAAGCCGAGCCGTTCATCAAGCAAGCCGAGGAGCTTTTCTCTGCGTTTGTTGCCGAGAAGAAAGCCGAGCTGAAAAAAGACAAACTCAAGCTCCACGCCGCGCCGTGGGAAGACAACGACGGTCTCGTCCAGCTCAAGCTCAAGGTCAAAGCCGTGGGCAAAGACAAGGCCGGCGAGACCTACAGCCGCGCGCCGAAGCTCTTCAACGCCTCCGGCGACATCATCACCGATAATGTCGGCGGCGGCAGCAAGATCCAAGTCGCGGTCGTGCCTTACTGCTGGTACACCGGCACGCTCGGCGCCGGCATCACGCTGCAGCCCAAGGCCGTCATGGTGCATGACCTCGTCACCTGGGGCGATGGCGGCAGCGCCACCGCCTACGGCTTCGACGTGAGCGAAGCCAAGCCCGCCGCTCGCAAGACCGGCACCGACGACGAAGAGATCACCTGGTAACCCTCATGCCGACCAAAAACACCACAGTCAAAAGGGGGGCGGCAAAACGCCGCTCCCCTTCCAAAGCCACCAAGCCCGCCGAGCCGGATCGCTTCACCGAGGACGGACGCAAAATCGTACGCCTCGAGAAGACCCGCGCCCACCAGAAGTATCCGCTGAAAGACGGCACCGATGTTCCCGGCGCCAGCACCATCGCCAAGATCGGCGAGGACAGCAGCGGGCTGATTCACTGGGCATGGAAGCTCGGCATGGAAGGCCAAGACTACCGCAAGGTCCGCGACAAGGCCGCCGACATCGGCACCGTGGCGCATTTCATGATCGAGTGCTTCCTCCACAACCACGTTGCCGACCTCTCCGAGTTCAGCCCCGCGGATGTCGAGAAAGCCACCATCGCGTTCAACAACTTCAAGCGCTGGTGGGACGAGGAAGGGCTAACTGTCATTGAGCCGGAGGTGCAGCTTGTTTCGGAAGATTACCTCTTCGGCGGAACCATCGACGCACCTAGCCGCGACCGTGACGGCAAGATTGTGCTGCTCGATTGGAAAACCAGTAACTCTATCGTTGGAGCGCATAAGGTGCAGCTCGCCGCTTATGAGCAGTTGTGGAACGAGAATCGGCCCGACATGAAAATCCAGCGCCGCGCCATTGTCCGCATCGGAAAAGAGCGCGCTGGAGACTTTGAGGTGTCTGACATCTTTTCAATCCAGCACTACTGGGCCGTCTTTCAGGCCAAGCTCAACCTCCACTACGCGCAGTTGCAGCTCAAGAAAGCCGCCTAATGCACATCGCCAAGTTCACACTAGACGCCGCATCATCCGCCGTTTGCGGAGCACGCAACGAAGACTACGGCTCGCCTGCGGATGACTTCGCAACGCAGGCCGAGATGTTCAGCAGCTACCTGTCGCGCACCAACGGCGCGCAGGTCTTGGTTACGGCATCCGACATCGCCGCGCTGATGATCCTGGTGAAGATCGCCCGCCAAGCGCACTGCCACAAAGCGGACAACTGGATTGATGTCGCCGGATACGCCGCCTGCGGCGCCGAATGCGACGCCAAAGCCTAATGAAACGCACCCGCCGGTTCGTCGTCCGAGAGCAGACCTTTGGTCTGGTCGTGGAGTTCTATTGCGGAACCCCGCAATTATCGGCGATCCGGCGGTGCGCGAACATCCTCCAGCTCGACCCCAAAGACCCCGACAACCAGCCCGACGACTCAGACGCCGCCTGGGCGATGTGCTTGGGCAGCCAAGCGGTCGTCTGGATCGAAGACGCCAGCGACACCGGTTCGCTCGTCCATGAGCTGTATCACGTTGTGCAGGATTTCCTAAAGCACATCACCAGCAGCGACGAGGAAACCGGCGCTTACTTGATCCAATACCTTTTCCGAGAAGCCATCCGAAAAAACAAACCATGAAACAAGGACTGTACGCAAACATCCACGCCAAAAAAGCCCGCATCGCCGCCGGAAGCGGTGAGAAGATGCGCAAGCCCGGATCAGCCGGCGCGCCGACCGCCAAAGCCTTCCGCGCATCCGCCAAGACCGCCAAAGCCCGCCGATGACCTTCACCCCGCTCGTCATCACGACCATCTGCTACGCCATCACCGCGGTGGGCTTTTGGCGCGAAGGAAACGCCGGTCTCGCTGTGGCCTTTGCCGGATACAGTTTTTCAAATTTTGGCTTCCTCTACATCTGCGTGAACGGCCAACCCTGACTTTATGGAGAAGTACAAAATTATGACGCCCGAAATCGAAGAGATCGACAAGACGATTGTGCTGCTGAAAAGCCAGCGGCAGAAACTTGTCGCCAAAGAGGCGAAGAAAAAGGCCGACGCCCTCTGCGCCGAGATGCGCAAGAAGAGGTCAGCAAAATGATTTACAACCTGCAGGCTCAATCGGGCTTTCGCCGGGATTCCATGTGGTGTGGTCCCGCGGAGCATTCCGTCATGCCCAGCCCCGCCGAGCGAAACGAGCGGGGCGCCTGCACATCTTTTGGCAGGGTGCTGAAAGCGGCAGACACAACATCTGCGCGGCCAGGTTCAGCCCAATGTGGTATCGCCCAGCCCTGCCTCACTTTCTGAAATCTCAAATTTCAAATCTCCAATGATCTCTTGGCCGCCCCAAAACTTCCGCGTCGAAGTGGACGGCATCGGCACCTGCCGCGTCCTCTACGTTGTCGCGCAGGGTGGCCTTGAAAACGATTACGTCACCGTCTGCCGCGAAGACAGCGGCCGGTGGCTGACCGCGCGCATTGATCAGCTCGCGTGTGCGGAGAATCCGACTTTGGACATTTTGGGCGCTGGCACGGCTTAACAAAATCGGCCCTGGGGAGGGTCCGAGCGTCAACCAGCCAGCGCCCATTCTATTTTCGTGAACGAGCACGCACAACGCTTCAAGCCCACACCGCACCCGGTCATGCAGGTCGATCTCGACTTGCTCGAGAAACTGGGGCCGGACGAAGGCTGGAAATATCTCAAAACACGCGAAGAACTGATCGCCCGCGAGGCATCAGACCCGTTCCGCTATGGCTACATCCCTCCGGTGTGGAAGCGCGCGTCCGAATTGCTGGAAAAACACCGCGAGATCCTCGTCATGGGCGGAAACCGCAGCGGAAAGACCGAATGGGCGGCAAAGGAAGCTATCAAAATCATGTATTCCAAGCCGGGAGCCGTTGCGTGGCTGTTCCAGACCACCGCGCCAAACAGCATTGAGCTAATGCAGCCCCGCGTATGGAAATATATGCCGCCGGAATGGCGTAATGCGCGCAAGGGGCAGGTCACGAACATCACCTACAGCGTCAAAGGCGGATTCACCGAGGCAAAATTCGTTGCACCAAACCAATCGATCTGCATTTTTCGCAACTACGCTCAAGATCCAAGCACACTCGAGGGCGGCGAGATCGATTTTGCCTGGGCGGACGAGCTGGTCCCACTTGATGTCCTCGAAACCCTCCGTTTCCGCCTCGTAGACCGCAACGGCAAGCTCGCCGTGACCTTTACTCCGGTCGAAGGCTGGTCGCCAACCGTGGCCGACTACTTGTCCGGCGCCAAGACTATCACCGACACCGACGCCGAGCTGCTTCCGCTCAAAAACGACAAGGGCGAGATCTCCGGCTACGACAAAGTGCCCATTGAGCAGATCAATCCGAAGGGCCGCCCGATCCTCTACTTCCACACGCAGAGCAACCCCTGGGCCGGCTGGTCGCGGATGAAAAAGGAGCTGCAGAGCGAGACGAAAGAAAAAATCCTCTGCCGAGCCTACGGCGTCCCGACCAAGGCCATCTCCGGCCGCTTCCCGCTGTTCAATCCCAAGGTCCACGTCATCCGCGCCTCGGATGTCCCGCAAGGCACCCGCTACCACTGGGTCGATCCAGCGAGCGGCAAAAACTGGGCGATGATCTGGACGGTGCACGACACCGCTGGCCGCATCGTGGTCTACCGCGAGTGGCCCGACCAAACGTCCTACATTGAGGGTATCGGTTACGCCGGCGAATGGGCGCTGCCAGACGGCAAGAAGCTCGACGGCAAACCCGGACCCGCGCAGCAGGACTTCGGCTTCGGCTTGGAGCGCTACAAAGACGAAATCCTGCGCGTCGAAGGCGGCGAGGAAATCTTTGAGCGCTGGATGGATTCGCGCTACGGCAACGCCCGCACGCTCGGCAAGGAATCCCCAACGACCCTTATCGACGAGATGGCCGACCTCGGCATGCTCTTCACGGCGACACCGGGCGACAGCATCGATGAAGGCGTCAGCATGATCAATGACGCGCTGTCATACAACCCCGAGAAGCCGGTGGACGCGCGCAACCAGCCGAAGCTCTACATCAGCGAGAACTGCAAAAATGTCATCTACGCCCTACAAACTTACACTGCGGCTGACGGTAAAAAGGGAGCAACCAAGGATTTCGTCGATTTGCTTCGTTACGTTTGCCTCTCAGATGCCATCAACGTCGAGGGCGACATCCTGCGATCTACCGGAGGAGGAAGTTACTGATGACCATGTCGCCGCCATCCCCACCCAGCCGCCTACGCCCCGGCCGCCGCGGCAGTGACATCCCGCGCTGCGGCATCTGTTCCAAGCCGCTTCGTATCCAAGACATCCACGGCCACGACACCCACTACGGCCCCATCTGCCGGGAATGCGGCCCGCACCTGCAGAATGCCATCCATGCGCTGGAGATCATCGTAATGCGTCGCGGATGACGCCTTAACCCATACGAACGACTGTATTCGCCATTCGCAAACCCCGAACACAAACACAAACAGCTTAAAAATTATGCTATTCACGCAAAAAACCAAAACCATCCCCACTGACCTCTACACCGTCAACGAAGACTTCGACCGCGAAGGCGCCCTCGCCTTCTCCCGCGACCAGGCGCCGCCCGCCTACCTCGCCGTCATGCTTGAGTTGCAGGACAGCATCTCCGACATCCGCACCTTGGTCGCCACCATGGCCACCGCCAAAGAACCCGGCTACCTCGCCCACGCCGCCGGCCAGCTCAACGCCTTGCAGGAACTGTGGGACACCCTCGAGCAACGCCGCACCGAAGCCTCGCGCTTGGAGTAGGTTTTGCGCCGCAGTTCAAGCCACGTTTGAACTACTGCCGCCAATGTACGCATCCCGCGACACCAACCGGCTTAGTGTAAAGCCATGTTCCCGCTCGCACCCTTTCGGGTATAATCCGGCCGCTTTCTCGGTATTTATCCCCGATCGGGAACCCTGTTACAGAAAAAGCCCCGTCTTTATAACGCGCCGCTATCCGACAGATTGTTGCAAAACGTACAACTCAGCGCGTGCTATCCTACGCTTTGTATCAAAAACACCGCACAAAAGGTGACAGAAAGTGCAATCACTTGTGCAGAACTATAGCCGTTTCTATCCACGCCACACCTGCCAAATGTCTCCCGGCGACACAATCGAAGTATCGCATAACGAGACCTTCCGCCCCATTTTGCATTCTGCATTCTGCATTCTAAATTTTCTGCTGGACTTTTGTACAGCAGTGTGAGATAATTGATGTATCAAAGTTGAGTCGTGCCCGCATGGCACACCGGTTTGATCGGACTGGTAGACGCTCTGCCTGGTTCCTACTTGAGAGGTAAAGCTCATGGCGACAGATAACGCGGCTCTGGCCGTAGATGTGGAAGATTTCGACGTTATGTCGATCAGCGAAGCGCTAGTCGGACTGGATCAACCAGCACCGGAAGCGGCCGATCCCAAGACCGACGCCGAAGAAGAAAAGCTCTCTGACAATACTGACGAGTCGGACGAATCCGAGGCCGAAAAGCCCGCGGAGGAGTCCGAAGATGAAGATGCCAAGGAGGAGTCCGAGGACGAAGAGTCCGAAGACGACGACGCCCCGGTCCCGCAAGAGAAGGTCCAGAAACGGATCGATAAACTGACGGCCCAGAAAAAAGAAGCCCTTGAAAAGGCTCAGACGCTGGAGACCGAATACAGCGCGGCCAAGACCAAGCTCGCCGAACTAGAGGCGCAGGTCAACGAAGCCAGCCGCCCCGTCCTTCAGCCCTCCGCGGACAACCCGCTGGCTGATGTCGATACGCAGGAAGCGCTCGAGGCCAAGGTCAAAAGCGCGCAGCAAGTCCGCAGTTGGGCTATGCGCAACATGGAAGGCGCGACCGTGAAAAAGCCGGATGGCAGCGAGGTCTATGTAGATTCTGATCAAGTCAGAAACTACCTTGCCGTAGCTGATGACCTTTTGGTCATTCACAAGCCGGTTCGAGAAAAGTGGCTTGAGCAACGCCAGCCAGCCATTGAGGCCGCCAAAGCATTCTTCCCGGACATCCTAGTTAAGGGCACGCCGATGCATCAAGCGTATCTGGCCACGATCAAGCAGTTGCCCGACCTATTAAAGGCGCCGCAGCACGAATACTGGGTCGGCCTCGCCCTCTACGGCGAGCAGCAGCTCATGCAAAAGCAAGAAGCGCAAAAGGCCAAAGCCAGCGCCGCCAAGAAGGTCTCGTCAGCAAAATCAGAAGCCAAACTTCCCACACCTGCATCCCCGGTTAGCGCAGCCAAATCTGCCACCAAGACAAGCAGCAAAGACGCTGCAAAACGACTCTACGAACGAGGCGACCGCCAGTCGCTGGAAGCCTTCGCCGAGAGTCTTCTGAGCTAACCCAAAAACAGAAAGAACCAATCATCATGCCTGCTGGATCCATTTTCCCAGTGACAGGTCAACGTGAAGACCTGAGCGACGTAATCACAATCGTCGATGCAAAAAACACGCCCTTCGTTTC